ATGCTACTCATGTTACTTCTCCTTCTTCAAATTCTTCTGTTAAAAAATCATCAATAAGACTTGCTACATCATTGCTATGAACGTCAACATTAATCTCATTGTCGTCTTCATCAAATGCTACTAACTTCCACGATACAATTTTCATGCTTCCTCCTCCATATCAGAACAGTCTAAACTTTCGGTTATAATCATGCGCGCCTTTTTAGCTTCGTTTTCTTGTTCATCAAGCATAGCCTCAATTATTTTAGGTGAATGACCCATCTCAGCTAGACTTTCCCATGTATATTTACTCATGTTACTTCTCCTTGTGTATAAGTGTTTTCAGCCCGCGAACTCGATTATTCTTGGAGATATTACTCAAGAGAAAAAGTCCTCTAAAGATCCTTGTGTGCCATAACTTTTATCCACTAACCAACCTATGGTGGATACAATCACATTCAGTGGATCAATGAATGACTTCTCAAACTGTGTATCATAGTCAACCATCTTGTGTAAATCCAATTCCTTTGGTAACTTTGTAATAAATGAGAACGCACTACATTGATATAGATTAGGTTGTTTTAGATTGATAAACTTAATCTTATCACCTTCTTGTATGTAAGGATACTTACGACCTAGTTTATTCTTTCTGATAAGATGATTGTATAGTATGGCACCCTTACAATGTATAGGAGCGCCTTTTGCAAACATTTGATTTGCGTCACTAAACTTATCTAGTCCATTGACTGATCGTGGATATGCAATCTCCTCTGGAGAAAGGTTCATAAAATCCTCTCGGAATGTTTGTATGAATGTATTGAGTTCTTTCTCGTTCCCATTCATAATGATGGACAGAGCCTCTCTAAGTTTTGCACGAACAGGTGCAGGAGTAGATGACTTTACAACCTCTAATCCCATTACTTTGAGTTTAGCTTGTTTATATTGAACACCCTCACTATTATGCACATTCAACACATAACGCTTCTTAGCAGTCCATATACCCTTGTCAGCGATGACTTCTCGGGCCATCTGCATCTTTTGTTCGTAACTGTTTACATATTGATGCAAGTCCGTATAACACTTGTCCATAAATGGTTCAATTTTATCTCGAGCCACAGAGTCAAGGAAGGACACAATTTTTTCAGTCTTTTCTCCGTCTGGATAGACCTTATTAACAAGTTCGTCAAAAACAACGTACACCGAGTCCGTATCACTTGCAATAACGTAGTCTTTGTTATCAGTCTTAAGCAACTTATTAAGATATTGATTAACAGCACGCTCAATCCAACGAATAGCAAGCTGACCACTTGTAGTAATTGCTTCAGCAACCAGAAGGTCATAGTAGCGAAAGTATGCATTCCCGATTGCACCATAGACACTGTTAAGTGATATCTTCTTGGCCATCTGAATGTTGTTATACTTTGATATATCTTTGAGTAGTTTGGGGTCTTTAGTGTTTTCATAATCTTGTTGTGCCTCTAACATAAGTTTTTTGAATTTTGACCTATCATTATACATCGACTGCATAAGTTCTGGAAGGAAGCCCTGTTTGTTTGTCTTAAACAAAGCACCATTTGGTGTCAGTGTTACTCCTTTGAGAATAGAAGTATCCACTTCTTTGTTGAGTAGTTTATCTACAGACATGTTTGGAACTTTTTCTTGTGCAACAAGAGTTTCAGTAGATATGTTGTATTGCATAATTAAATGTGGATACAATGAGTTAAGGTCAAATGACATAACCCATTTGTGCATACCGACCTGTGGGTCTTTTACATACGCCCCTTCAAACTTTTCTGCTTTAGAATTGTGTTTCTTTTGTGAAATGACAATATTCTTTTCACGCAGATAGTTGTAAATGAGAATATCCCAATACTTGGTAGAACCTAGTACATCCATGTAGTTGACTTTTGCATCATAAGCCATAGTCAAACATAGTTCAATGAGTTTCATCTTGTCTTCAAGTCGATCAACGATTTCCACATCCATGATGTTGTATTCGATAAACGATTGAAAGTCTTTTTGATACCACTCACTAAATGTTTCATAAGGATTGCCGTCCTTACGATCACCTAGTTCAACAAATGCAATGTGGTCAAGTCGATATGACTCTTGTGCAGTATAGGTAAACTTACGATAGAGGTCAAAGTAGTCTAAGTGAGAAACACCCTGTATATCAAATACCTGATGCTTACGACCCATCTTAAACACTTCTCTTGAGAATACACTTCTCCAAGGCGATAGTCGTTTGACCTCATCTTCTCCACACAACTTTTCAATACGATTGCATAGATAAGGAATATCAAAGAACTCTGTGTTCCAACCTGTAATGATATCAGGTTGATGGCTTTCCCAGAATGAAAGGAACTCTTTGATTAGATGTAGTTCATCACTACATTCAACATAGGTCACATCATCTCGGTCATTCTGGAATTTACCTACACCCCAAACAACAAACTTTTTACTCTGGTGGTTTTTTACTGTGATGGATAGAAGTGGTTCTGCAGCTGCTTCTGGACTTGGAAATCCATTCTCACATTCAACTTCAATATCAATTGTGACAATAAGTATCTGGTCAACATCATAGTTTATTCTGTTGGGATACTCATCAGCAATATAGTTATAGGAATACATGGTACTACCATGAACCAATTCTGGTTGGTTCTTGTAGTTTTCAACCCACTCTTTTGCTTCTTTGATTGTATTGTGTTGGATAGGTGTTACATACTGTCCTTTTAGTGTTTTCCACTCTGTAGGAGAATTGACAGGAGCATAAAGTGTTGGCGAATATCTGACTTTACGACAGACACGTTCGCCATTTACTACTTCACGCAACAGTAGGGAATTACCCCATTGAAGAATATTTGTATAGAATTTCATTATGTAATAATACCACCTTTAGGGGTAAATGTCAAGAGTATGTGTGTAATTATAAACTTTTACTTATTGAGAAAATTCCAGAGCTGTCACACCAATCAGTATCCCAACAATCTTTTTCATCAAGGTCAGTATCGACAAAACTAAATGCAAGGTCTAAACCATAAAAAGATTTAGTGAATGTAATAGAGTAGTCTGTGTAGTTATCTTCACCATTAGATAAGAATGCTTCATTTGCATCATTAACATCATTATCGGTGCTAGAATTACTGAAATCATTGTACCCAACATGAAAACTATAACTCCAACCAGCACGAAGTTCTAAGTCGTAATCAATATAGAAATAGTTGAATTTACCTGTTTCTTGCCAGTAGTCATCAGAAAATGCATAACCTACAGTTAAATCTTGGTATCCAACACTTCCATATACTTCTACATAATCAAGGTCACGATCTTTGTTGTATCCTTCACCAGAAAAATTAGTAGCATCAGCAGTTGGATAGTCATAGTAAATGACACCAATGTCATAAGAAAAAGCTTCTGTAATACTGCCACCATAACCAACATAGTAGTCTAGTTCCATTGCAGGATTTGAATTTCCTGTCAGTTCAAAATCCACTGTTGAACCCCAAGTTCCCACATAAATACCATTCTCAAAGGCAAGATCAAATCCCCCTTGTAGTGCTGGGCCTGTGTCATTTTGTGAAATCCCACGAAATTTATAGTCAGTTGTCAGTGTGACATTTGCTGATGTTTCAAGTGATTGTGCTGTTGATGGTAGTGCTAAGACTACAGCTAATACCATTGTCGCTGATATTGCATGTTTATAATAATAATTCATATTTTTTCCTTTTCATTTTTTATTTTTGTTAAAATTTCTTCGTTCACCTGTAGGAATATTTCCAGTTAAATTCATAAGATAACTATCTACGATAGCCATAGATCGGTGACATAACTCAGGATGTGCTGGATATTCTAGCAACATCATCGGGATGCCCACTCGCCAACTACGATAGTTTCCACTGTAAGGATTGTGTTCCGACATAACATATCTCCTTTAAAAAATAAATTACCATTGATGAATACAATTAGCAATAATACATACACAAGTTATAATGTTAAGTAATGCCCAAGATGTTCTTATATATGCAACTTTATCTGCATCTTTATTGTCACTAAAGGCTTTGTTTCCTAGTGCTTTGCACCAAATTTTCCAACAACCACTCACTTCTTTTTTCTGCATTGATTTTCTACGTCCATTTTCTNTTATAAGAAGTATCACCATCTGCATATTTGTGATTAATTTCGCTNTGATGTTGTTCATCTGCTCTCACACATTTTATAAGATCGGATAACTTTGCATTTTTTTTCATTTTGTAATATTCAATTGCTAAACTAGGTGCAGGCACATT